CCGAAATTAAATATTTATTAGAGAATTTCGAAGCAGGGGTAAATATGTATGATTTGATTAATATGAGTGCTAGTGAGAAATCATATGATAGTATCAATACAGAATCATTAAAAGAAAATGCCAGTCTACAAAAAATACTTGTAAAAGATTTACTTTCTAAAAGTGGGTGGTCCGATGAACGGATTTCTCGTAAATTAGAAAGATATGAAGATACTGGAGTTTTATATGAAGAGGCAGAAGATGCTTTAGCTTCTTTAAAGGAACTGCAAACAAGTGAAAAAGAGAATTTGATCAAAGCTCAGAAAGAAGAGAAAAAGCAAAGAATCGAAGCCCACGAACAGTGGCTTGGAGATCTTAAAGATCATATTGGAAAAAAAGAAGAAATTTTACCTGGATTCAATTTGTCTCCTAAAGATAAAGATAATTTGTATAAAGGTATAACTAAGTTGGACAAGAGTGGAAAAAATGAAATCATGAGAATGAGAGAAAAAGATCCTGAGTTCGATTTAAAAATAGCATATTTAGCGACAGTCCTTAAGTGGGATTTTTCAGCGTTTGAACGTCAGTCAACAACTAAATCAACACGGAAGTTGGCAGACGCGATTAAGAGTACGAAAAAAACTGGTTCCAGACCAAGTAGAGGTACCTCAAAAAATGTTGACTTTGACACTATGAGAAAATCTCTACGATAGGAGCTATTTATTTATAAACAACAAGTAATAATTAAATTAATTAACAATGGCAAACAAGATTAGTTCATTACAAATGTACGCTCCTAAGAGTTGGTCTGGCCTTACGACAGAAAATCACTTAGGAAGTGTATTTGCCCAAGAACCTACATTAGTGTCTAACATTATTAGTAGAGTTTTTGGATTAAACCAATATGCTGGTTTAGATTATTTTTTATCAATTGGCGGTGGCGAGCAAGAGCTTCCAGATGACAATGATTACGAATGGCACCTAAAAGGTGACGACGAACGTGCGATTACTATTACAAATACTTTATCAGGAACTCCAGGTCAATACGGAGCTGAAATGTTAATTGAATTTGCAGAAAAGTATTTCGCTGTTACTGATAAACTAGTTTTAGATGATGGTGAAACTGCTGTACGTGTTATGCGTGAGCCTTACATGTCTGGTACTTCTTGGGTTTACCCTTGTGTGCTTATGGCAGCAGATGCTGATTCTTTTGTAGCTCCTTCATTATTAGCTGCAGGATCTAAAGCGAGTAAAGAATACTCTCCACAAGAAAGAACATTGAACAAGACTTATGGTGAAACAAGCTACAGCTCTCCGTTCAAAATGCGTAATGCAATGTCTTTCTTATCTAAGACTTACACTATTCCTGGAAACATGCACCAACGTCCGTTAGTGATTGAGATGTTAGATCCTAAGTCAAACAAGACTTCTAAGATCTGGACTCAATATGCTGAATGGGAGTTTATGTGTCAGTGGATGAAAGAAAAAGAGCGTATGCTTTGGTTCTCTAAATCTAACAAGCAGGCTAATGGTACTTATAATATGTACGGAGCAAATGGAACTCCAATTATCGAAGGTGCAGGTTTACGTGAGCAAATCTCTCCATCGTACAAGTTCCACTATACAGACTTTACAATTGACTATTTAGAAGATGTATTATTGAACTTATCAATTAACATCCTTCCAGAAGATCAACGTCACTTCGTAGCGTTTACAGGTGAGCGTGGTATGGTTCAATTCCACAGAGCGCTTGAAAATCACGCAGCTCGTTTCCAACCATTAGATTCTAAAAGAATTTCTGGTGAAGGACAAAACTTAGGATTCAAAGGTCAGTACAGAGAATTCATGGGCCCACAAGGGATCAAGTTTACTTTAGTACACTTACCAATGTATGATAACGAAGTTCGTAACCGTGTTGCTCATCCAAAAGGTGGATACACTGAATCTTACCGTTACACTATCCTTAACATGGGTACTTCAGGTGGTGAGAAGAATATTCGTAGAGTATATCCTAAAGGACGTAAAGAATTAATGTGGCACGTAGCTGGTTCTACTTCTCCACTTGGTCCTAACACTTCGTTCTCTAAAGGATCTGCTTCTGCAGTAGATGGTTATCAATTATTCGCTCAAGCTCAACAAGGTGTGCTTATTGCAAACCCAATGTCTTGTGCTGAATTGATTTACTCATCTGCAGTATAATAAATAAATTAATATAAACACGAAAGAAGATGGCAAAGAAAGAAGCTGTAAAGACAGAGGCTAGACCTGCAGTGAAGGAAGAAAGTGTTGTTAATAATACACCAGATAAGGTTACTTTAAAACCTATTAAGAGAAATGGATGGCTACCCGACGATCATGACGGGGCCATCCGCTACTCTAAATGCTTTGAGCGTTTAACTGTTCAAGCAATGAAAGGTACTGGAGTTCTTAATACTGGATTGACTGAGGAAGACGAGAGACGTCTTGAAAAAAAGATGAATATGTCTACTGGAACATTATCTCGATATAATAAAGATTATTGGACAATGTTTAGAGTAGATGTTCCTAAAGAAGGAACAATTCTTGATCTTGCTTTCCCAGAAGATGAATTAAAATACTTAGTTTTAAAAGCTCATCAAAGAGTTGCAAACTCAGAAATGGAAAGATTTGATTCCCCATTTGCAGAGTATGTAATGACTTCAGAAGAGCAAGAAGCTAAAGTAGAAAATAAGAAATCTAAACTTAAGCGTAAAGCTTACAAAGTATTTAGTAATATGTCTACTACAGAAATGAAAGATGTTCTTAAAGTTATGGGTAAACGAGCTGGAGACGATGCGTCTGTAGATTTCGTTGAATCACAACTGGATAAAATCGTAACAGATGATCCACAGAATTTCTTAACTACTGTAGAAGATCCAACATTTGCAATGAGAGCATTTATTGATGATTGTATATCAGCAAGAGTTCTTGTAAAGAATGGTACTAAATATCAACTTCCTGGTGGAGATGTTGTAGGGTATGCACTTGAGCAAACGATTGAATACTTACAAAATCCTAGCAATCAGGAAGTGTATTTAGATTTAAAAGGTAAACTCACTATAAGTAAGTAGTATGGACATAGTTTCAATGCATGATGAATTTAAATTACTGATGGATAAGGCAGATGGAGGAGGTTCTCCATCTTTCTTAACCTCAGAAATTGATAGATTTTTAAACGCTGCGATTGAAAAATTTGTAGCTAAACGTGCATTTGGAAATAATCCTAGAAGAACAGGGTTTGAAGAGGATCAAAAGCGTAGAGACGATTTACGTAATATAGTTAATAATGAGACTCTTGATCCTGATGTACATATCTCAACAATGAACAAGCCTAATGGAGTTTTTGTTACTTTGCCGCAAGATTATAGACATGCTATAAATGAAGAGGCATTAGTTAGAACTCCACATTCTGCAGGGACAGAAAAAAGAGTTAGTGTAAAAACTATAACTCATGATCGCTATAATAAAATTATAGAAGATCCTTTTAATAAACCTGAAAAGAATACTGTATATAGATTAGATTATAATAATGACAGAGTAGAACTTATCTGCGGTGAAGGTCAGGTTATAGATAATTATTATCTTAGATACCTAAAGAATCCTGCAATAGTAGATAAAACTACTGGTGTTAATTGTGATTTAGCAAAACATACACATAGAGAGATTGTAAGGATGGCTGTCTTGGAAGCCTTAGAGAATACTGAGAATCCAAGATACCAATCAAGTAAAATAGAACTTAACGAAATAGAATAAATAAAATGGCAAGAACAGCAAAAATAACAAATGCCAATGTAGCTCCTCGCAGTAATGCAGCAGGACTAGTTGGTAATACTCCAGTTCGAGCACAAGATTTTAATGATCTTGTTGGAGATCATGTTAGCCAGTCTGACACGAACGCTCAAGCAATAGCTAGCCAACTTAAAGTACGAGGAGAACTTCTTACTAATCCTGGAACACCTGCTGCCGCTATTGGTACTACAAATCAAACTTTGACAATTGCTCAAGTTTTGACACAAGTATTAGAAGAGGATCCAGCAGGAGCTGGTACATGGACATTACCTACTGCAGCATTAGCTGTAGCAGGAATTTCTGGAGTAGCTGCAGGAGATTGTTTAGATTTTTATGTTATTAATACTGATGGGACAGCTGATGTTGCAATTACAGTTGCAGCAGGATCAGGTGGTTCAACAGTTGGTAATATGGAAGTTGAATCTGCAGA